CTGCAAACCCAGCGCCGCAATGCCCGCCGCCAGTTCGGCAGTCCGGGACATCGTGGTTTCCTGTTTGGGGGAAAGGGGACCTTCGGCATTGAGCGCCGGAAGGTGTAAATTTGGGCGATTGGTCAGCCCGGCGGACACCACCCGCGCAATGCGGTTGCTGTCGGCGGCATATTCAAATACCGGAGAAATAAACCGGTATTCCCGGTTTTGCACCTGCTCACGTCCGCGCGGGGTCCACTGCACGCGGCCCAGCAGCGCGCCATTTTCAAGTTTCAAGGTATCAATCCAGCCTGCGGCGGGCGCATCTTCGCCATTCTCGGCGCGGTGCTGGGTCGCGTGTTCCCAATCCAACACCAAATCCACATCGCGCTGGGTATAGGCATTGAGCACATCCCGCTGCGCTTCCGCATCCCATACCCATGTGCGCCCATCGCGCCCGGTAATCGTGCCGTTCACACTCGCAGGCGGCAATAATGGCAGCCACGTCGGTGCTTTGCCCTCGGCAGTGAGCGCGACTTCAGTATTGAATGCGGTGCGGGTGCGGTTCATGCTGCCCATGGTGCAACCGGGCAGGCGGCGAGTTGGATTGACACGTGTCAATAAAACCATCCGCCGCAAATACTATTTTGTCGGCGTCAGGAATATAGTTGAATACTCCACCATATCGAGCATATCCTCGAAATGGTCAGCGCAGACCATATTGTTGACGCCAGCAACATGGTCGCCGCGCCCGATCTGCCCCCGCCGGGGCGATTTTGGGCCAAAATCGGCCAAAATCGGGGTTCAGGCCACCGGCACGGCCACCCTCGCCCACAGACCCCGTTTAAAAACGTTTAAACCGCGTTTAAAAACGCCGCGCGCCCCCTTGGTGGGACATGGGGTGCGGGTCATGGCAGGTCGCCCGCACAGGGCCGCTACGGGCGTCTGGTGGCGTGGTGAAAAAAACGCCTCAAGTGCGCGACAGCGACACCCACTCCCCGGCGGTCTTTCCAATCTGCTCCCGGTCATCATCGGATAACCCGATAAATGGCCGTGCGGGCAGGCCGGGGTGATTGACTTTATTGACGTATCCAGGAACGGTCTCGCCTTTTTTGGTTTCCCGCGTTTTCATGCCCGGCCACGCCAGCGCCTTGCCGGGCTTGGCCAGGATGACATAAGGATCGGTCCCCTCCTGATGCCAACTGGCTTGTTTTGCGGTCGCGTTGATTTCTACCCAATCCTCGCCGGAACTGGGGAATATCTCATCGCGCATGCGCCCGGTATCCAGTAACGGCCTGCGCCCGCTGCCGTTGGCCAGTGGCACCCACGCGATGCCATCAGGCCCCACACCATCACGAAACCGCCGCTGTGTGGATTGAGTCAGGATTTCGCCAATATCGCGCATCAGCCCGCCCAGTCGCGCGCCACGCTCCAATAACTGCCCAAACCACGCCTTTGCCAGTGCGTCATCGACTTCAATAATGAGCGGCTCGTCTTTGCTGCGGCGCTTGGGTGTAGTCATCGTGGTATATTCCCCCAATCGGTGGTGCCCCTCGCGCGCACTATGTAGCGGTCACGCCGCGAACCTCGCACTGTCTGGGCCAGCACCCAACAGACAGCGGCGGGAGACGTCAGACATGCTGGGGTCTGATAGTCACCAATCACGGGCGCCCCCACAACAGCATGCCAACACGTTGGTTTTTCGCGCCGCTCTGGTTGCCGCTGAACATGTTGAATGACACCCACTGCCCGCCAACGGCATCAGCAATCACTCCCACGATGCGCTCTTTGCCCACCGTAAATCCCTTGATGTAGCGCCGCCGCAAGTACACTTTTCCAGTCAGCTCATTGCGCGCAAATCCCGCCCAGACTTCATACGGATTTTCGACCACATCACGCAAGAACGGAAGATACTGCTCCCGCCCCTGTATCCGCTTGGGGTCTTCCAGCCAATGCTCAATAATGGCATCGGTGATTTCGATCACCGCGCCCGTGGGATCGGTGAAGGCTGCCCGCTCTCCGCCAATCACAGACCGGAAGGATTGCCGCAAATCATCCGGTTCGGTCATGCGCGGCAATGGGGCGATGTTCGTCGCATCGAACGGCACCTGCACTGGCCTCCCAAAATCCTCCGGGCCACCGCTGCCCAGGGCGCTCATCTTGCCGCCACGCTCTGCGGCCAGCAGGCGTTCATCCACCTTGCGCCCACTGCTGGCCTCGCCCACGTGATACGCCCACTCATCCGGCGGGTCGCCAGGCACCGCAGGCGGCGGTGTATCGGGCGCGGTTTTGCCCAGCGCCCGTAATCTGGCCTCGGATACACCCGTCACACTGCACCGGCAGCCCCAGCCATTGGGCGGGTAATGGGTCTGCCACCACGGGTCATCGCGGGCAATGATCTTGCCGTCCCAGGCCTGATGCTCTTCGCGCGGGTTTTTGGTGGAATTGTGCTGGTATTGCAAGTAGGGAAATTCTTTTAGCGTCTCCCATCGCCCGGCCATATACGCGGTGCGCAGATTGGTGTGGTAAATGACCGCCGTGCGCCAGTTCTCCCCGGCCTCGCTGCCTTCCCCAGTCCAGCCGTGCCAGCCGTGCTTGCTTACGATGTCACGAAAGCGCTTGCGAAAATCCTCCAAGGTCTCGCCCTTGGAGATCGCCGCGTCTACCGCTTTGCGCATATCGACAAGCAAGGCATCGCGGGTTGCACCGGCGATGACAAACGCGCGTGCGTGCTGACCCTGGTGCAAATCATCCCAGCGTTTTGTCGGCAGGTTCACTTTCTGCCGAAAGTAATCTCCAGCCGCCTTGAAACTGCCAAAACTGCCGCGTATCTCAGCCACGGCTATCTTCCCCTGCATCACTCATCCCCGCCACGCCAGCAACGGCCAGCGCGTGCTGCACCACGCGGGCAAATTCATCGGCGGGAAGATCGGGCAATAACTCCAACAATCCGTCACGAATATCCTCAAGCGAACCGGCGCGATTCACCAGCGCTTCAATTTCCTCCACCCACTGCCAGACCAGCGGGTCGGCTTCCTTGGCCAACATCGCCGCCAATTGATCTTCGCGGTCTACCGGCGGCGGCGCGGCGGTTTCCCGATTCAAGGCGCGATTAAAGGCAGGCAACATCGCCGATGGTGCTTGCAATAACTCCGCGCCATCATCCGGGTCCGGCAGGCCCAAGCGGTCCCGAATCCCCGACTGCTCCACCTTGAATCCGAACGGCAGCAGCTTTGTCACCGACTCGACCAGCGCCACCGTATCTTCAGGCTCGGCCACATCAATGACCAGTTTCGGATAACGCCCCGGCCCCCAATTCAAATCCACAAACGGGCGGATCAAATCCCGGTTCAATGTGCTTGAAAGCGCCTTTGCATCGGCCTTCAAGAGGTCCATGCGCACATCATTGTGGACTTTGGCCTGGCTTAAGGACGCGCCATCATCAGCGGTCATGGTCTGCCCGAGCACGGCCTTACTGATTTGTTTATCCCACCAGTTGGCGAGTTTTTCAAAGAAATCACCGGCACCGGCGGTATTGGCCGATTTTTCAAACTCGATGCGCATCGAGTCCGGGATCACCGCCCCGGCATCGCTGGCAAGATTGGAGACGGCGGCAATGAGTTTCTTGATCTCCGCATCCGTCGCGCCCGCGCCATATTTGCCCACCCGCATCGGGATGCCGTAGACATCGGCAAAGGCCATCCAGTCACGCCACGCCCACGCCTTGCACACATAACCCACCGCACACAATAACGCCAGCCCGCTACGCAGGGGCATGCCGGGGCGCAAGCGGGGGGTATGCACGATGAATTTATAGGCAGGCAAGCTCAGCCCGTCCTCATTGGACTCATCGCGCAATAACAGCGTGCGCCCGGTGATTTTATCGAACTGGAAAAACCGGGGATCGCGGTGCAGGTAGTGCTGCGGTGTCCAGCGTGTTCCCTCGCGGTTCCACTCGATCTCGCACACCGAGTAACCTTTCCCCAGCGCGTCCAGCAAATCCGTACGCAGATAATCAAAGTCCGGGGCATCCAGCAAGGCGCGCACCGCATCGGCCAGGTCAATATCGCGCGGGTCATCGCTGAGTGCCTCCACCCGCACCGGCAGCCCTGCACAGGCCATGCGCCGGGTATTGAGCACGGAGGCATAATGCGGGTCGCGTTCCTCCATCTCTTCGGCCAGGGTCAGATAGCCGATGCCCTGCCCGCGCCGGGCCTGTTGCAATATATCCGCCAGTCTGGCCGGGGTCAGGTGATCCGCCGCCGAGGCGTGCCAGACCTGGCGCGCGCCGCTGGCCTGTGGGTCGGCAAAGACGCGGGTCAATGCGGCGGTGCGCAGCGGCTCGCCGCGATGGTCAAGAATCTGGGCCACGTTATATCACCCCTTGTTTCCAGCCCGCCCCGCGCTCAATCGTGCGCGCGTAGGCAAGCCCCGGCTGTACCCGGTGGTAATCAATGATCTCCTCGCCGCCCTTGGCCGCGCTGGCGGCCAAAAACTTCGCCCATGCGCGGTCGGCGTGGCCCGCGCTGTCGCTGTCGGCGACAAAGCGCGGGACGCCAGTCGGGCCGGTGACTTTCTTGAGTTTATGCAGGTCAGCACGCAGCACCGCATCGCCCGCCGGTATCCTGCACTTGCGATCTTCAAAGGCTTCTTTGCCCAGCGTGGCCAGGGTGAGTTTATTGGCGCTGGTAAACAGCACGCCTTCTACCCGCGTACTGCCGTGGCGGCGCTGGGCATCTTCCACGGGTTTCTCACCCATGCCGGTCTGGTCCATGCAACAGCGCATGACCCGATACTTGCGGAAAACGTCATCCAGCAAGGCGTCCTGTTCGGCAAAACTCGCACGCTTGCGCGTAATGATTTCCCGGCACCAGGCCACATCACCGATGACTTCATCCACCCAGATTACAAACAGGTCATTGCGTGCGGCAATATCCACGCCGACATAACACGGGCCACCGGAATACAGATCAGGTTTCCCCGCCTTGTCATCCTCCACCCCGGCAATCAGGTCAAAGGGCAGCCAGCTACTGGCTTCATCCAGCCACTGCAATTCAAATTCCTGCGCCCATAAATCGGCATCGCCCGCGCCGCGCTTGAGTTCTTCAATATCGCGCGGCAGGCCGTCTTTGACGGCGGTATAAATATCGGTGACATGGCGGCTCCATCCATTACCGCTTTCCGTCATGAGCTCATAAAACTTGTTGCCCTTGCCGTTGGGCGTTGAAATCACCCGCAATTTAAGCCCCGGTTTTGAAATCACCGGAAACAGCGCTTTCCAAATCGCGCGGCTGTCGTGGTGGAAAGCGAACTCATCCAGTAATACATTGGCGGAAAATCCGCGTGCGGTATCGGGATTGGCCGGTAATGCGGTAATCCGGCTGCCGCCGGGAAATTCGATCTCAAGCGCGCGGGTGGCTGCGTCAAATTCATGGCCGGACTCTTTGAACGCGGCTTTGAGGGCATTCAAATGCACTTTAACGCCCTCTTGTATCGCCTCTTTGGCCTGCCGTTCGCCCCTTGACAGGATCACCCAGCGGGCGCGCTTGCCTTCGCTCTCGGCCTTCAGGCAATCCAGCACAATCTCAAGCGTGCTGGTAAACGTCTTGCCGCATTGGCGCGCAAACATGGCGATTTTGAAGCGCGCATCATCCTGTATCCAGCGTTTTTGATATGGATACAGGTTCAGTGCCGGGGCGGGTGCGGCCTTGCTCATAAGGCATACGCCGCGTTGATGATCGTCGCCAGCGCGGCCTTGTCAATCGCCCCGGTCTTTTCCAGTGCTTCCAGTTTGGCTTTCTGCTCGGCCAATACTTTCTCGCGGGTCTCGGCCTCAATCTGCTGCCTGACCTTGAGACTGACCTGCTTGCCCTGAAGCGCCGTGTGCGCGGTCTGTGCGAGTTTGCGCACATCATCCAGTTCCGGCGGCGCGCCGCTCGCCATCAGATTCAGCGCGGTATCCGTGGTCAACGTCATCACCGCCTGCGACAACAGGTGCCCGGTCTCCTCATTCTTGCCGTACTTGTCCGCAAGGACTCTGGCGTGGGTTTCCAGTTCCTGCATTTTCTCGGTAAAGCTGCGAATCTGGGCATCATAGCGGTGCACGCTGCTGCGGCTCACCGGTTCATCAGGAAATTCCGCCTTGATGATGGCCACCATTTCATCCAGCGTGTGCGTATCGGCGCGCAGCAATTCCTCCAGGCGTGCACGATAAGGCGCGCGGTGGACCTGGCCCTTGCGGCGGCGCTTGGGCGGCTCCATTACTCCCGCTCCATCGGGTCCAGTATCCCGTCCACGTGGACATAGCCCTTCACCACGTCCATGCCCCGGCGCAACAATTTTGCGCCGTACAGATCCGGCCTCACCTCGCCCAACTGCGTCAGTTCGATCAACTGGTGCAATTGCAAAAATTGCAGCGCGGCAATGACTTCGTGCTCCTCATACACAAGGCGCAGGAAAAACAGCCCCGCGTGCAATTCAGAACTGTTGCTCTGCCGCCCCGGCTGTCCGCTCAAAAGCCGCAACAAGACCAGGCGCAATGCTTTTTTGCGATAATCTGAATGTGCTTTATGGATACTCATTTGCCTTGCCCCAGTAAATATTTTTGGATTTCTGATACGCCCCGAGCCAGATTTTTTACCTCGCCTTTTACCTCCGAGACTTCTTTATGAATCTGGATGGCATCGGCATGCGTCATCTGGCTGCGCTGCTGCGCTTCCAGCCGCGCCACCCGCCGCGATAACGCCGCGTGCATCACCCAGAACACGCACGGCACCACCACGCCGGGCAGCGCAGCCACAATCAATAACGGCCACGGGTCACTCATCGCACCCCTCCACCGTCTGTCCGGCCTGTTTCATCGCCGCACACCATGTCCGCCGCGCCGCCCGTTCCCACACGCCCACCGACTCGATCAAGTGGGCGTGCATCGTCCGGCACTGGTGATAATGCGCCGTCACTGCATCGTGGTTCGCCAATAATGCCGCCCAGGTGTCCCCCTCCGGCATCGGCAGCCGTGGACACGGCTGCATCAGACTGGCCGGGATCGGCGGCGGGGGCGGGATCGGCAAGGGCATAACCGGCTCCGGCATTGCTGGCCCGCCAGTGGCGCAGGACATCAGCGCCAGCGGAAGTACCCAAATCAGGGCGCGTGGCAAGTAACGCCGCAAGCGCCGTGCGCTGGCGGGTAAAGTGAGTCTGTTGCTGTTCACGGGAATCCTCAAAATCACGCGCAATCGCATTAAGCCGCTCAATCCCGGCAAGCTGCTCGGCCTGAATGGACACCGCCAGCGCGTGCAGGTCTTTGGCCGCCGCGCGGGTCCCGTCAAGCTGACGGGACAGCATGGCGTTTTCGCGCTTCGCCGCACGCCCGCGCTCCCAGCCTGCGCCCATCGAAAACGCAAACGCAAAGTGAAGCGCCAGACCAGCCAATATCCATAAAAGGGACAGCTTCAGCGACATACCGCCTCCCCCGGCCAGCCCGCCGCAATGTAGGCCGGTTCCAGCGTATGCAATATCCGCCGCGAATACGCGGTATTTTCCCGGTGCGCATTGATTCCCCGGCTGCGCCAGCGCGCCACCGCGCGCCAATCATTGGGGTTCTCCCGATTGGCCAGGGTCAACCCGCGCTCGCGCAATAACCACACCTCGCCGCCGTTATACCCGCGCAAGGTGAAATGCCAGCGGCTGCACTCGGATAAGCGGGCATGCCCGAACGGCTGCACGCGCCCGTATAACCAGCGGTCGTATAACGCCGCCGCGTGGATGGCCTGTACCGGATTCCACGGGTCAAACGCGCCCAGTTCGCGGGAGAATTGCTCGCCCATCCACTGCGCCGTCGCGGGCATAAACTGCGCAATCCCCTGCGCCCCCACCGCCGACTTCACGCCCGCGCGCCAGGTGCTTTCCTGGTGTAATTGCGCCGCCAGCCGCGCGGGCGAGCCATTGACGCCGAACACGTCCGCAACCACCTGTTCCACCCGGTGCCGATATAACGCCGAGGCTTCGGGAATGGTCACAGAGTGCGCGCAGACCGGAAATGCCAGGCATAAACACAACAAAAAAGCATAAACCCCTCCCCCTCCGGGGGAGGGGTTGGGGAGAGGGTGCAGCCGCCTGCATAACTGTCTCATGCCCATTACCCGATTAATCCCGCCCCGATCAGCGCCGCCGCAATCAGCGTCGCTCGCCGCGTCTGCGCCATCGTCTTCTCAAGCCCGTCCAGATAACGCGGCTCCGATCCCCGGAAAAACGCGGTGTCAATGCCATATCCGAGCGCCGCCGCGCCCGAAAGTTTCGAGATCGACCACAAATACGCGCCCAGTTTGGCCGGATTCAAAAACACCACCGCCGCCAAAATCAGCAGCGAAACCGCAATCAACAGCCACGCAAACCCGATGCGGTCAAAGCCGCTTGTGACTTTATCCAGCAATCCCGCGCAGCGGTCAGACAAGGACAGTTTCGACATGGCGCAAGCCCGGCAGCAAAAGTGACTGCCACTTTGCCCCGTTCCCGCCCACCATCTGGATTGACACGTGTCAATAAACAAAAACCCCGCAATGCGGGGCGTTTGATCTTCTCTAATATCCGAAAAAAAAGGGGGGGGATGGCGCTCGCGCTAGGTCGCTTTGCCCGCTTCACTGGCACCCTCAAACGGCAATTGCCCCTGCCGCCGTGCCACATACACCCGCCGCTGTTCCAGGATAATCCGGTAAATCGAACGCGGTGTCAGCCGGTACTCCCGCGCCAATACCTCGATATTATCCCGGTTCGCCCGCCGCGCAATCTCAATATCGCGCAAGAACACCCGAAAATCATCCCCATTGGGAAAATACCAGTTCTTGCCGCCCATCAGTTCGGCCATCGCCAAAATGGCGGCCTGCGCCAGCCGACGCGATTCGGCTTCATCATAGCCCCGCCGCCGAAACGCTGCCACCTGTGTGTCCAGCAGATCACCCAGTATCTTCCCCCACTTCGATACCGGGATATCATCCACCTCGCACCCGGACGCCAGCAGCCGCTGCATGTCCAGCGATACCTCCGGCAACAACTCGCCCTGCACTTCCCCCGCTCCCTCCGGAAGAGGGCCGTGAGGGTCTTCACGCTCGCGTAATGCCACGACATTGCTCATGCGTATTTCTCCCGCGCTTCACGCCGCGCCTGGTCTGCTTCGTCTTGATTCATCAATCCCAAATCTTCCTGCCGCGCAATCCACATCAACTGCGTCTGCAACGGCGTTTCCGGCGCAGCCTGCCCGGAAACACCCACCCCGCGCGAACGCCCGGCCCGCGCGTCTTCCTCCCGCTGCCGCTCGGCCTGGGCATCGAGTTTATCGGCCAATCCAAACACCACCTCGCGCAGATAATTGTGGTTCTCCAACGGCAAGGACAAATGCGCTCGCCACGCCAGCATCGCCTCAATTCCCTGCGCCCAGACCTCCGCCGTCGCCGCCCGCCGCACCCCGCCGCGCTCATCCCGGCATACCGTCCCCGCATTGACCAGCGCCACCAGCGCTTGCGTGAGCTTCACCGCACGCGATAACCTCAAGGCAGCACCGGCTCCATTTCCGCAAACAAACCAGCCAGACGCTTGCCGTCATCCTCGACAAAAAACGCCGCCACGTGCGCCTGCGCGCCGCATTCGGGGCAGGTCAGGCGCATCGCCGCCGCCTGCGTTCCGCCCGCCATTGCGGGTCCTGCGCACGTTCCGCCCGCCATTGCGCGTCTTGCGCACACAATGCGTCCAACTTGCGCTTCACATCCGGCGGCAAACTTGTGACAAAATCCTCCGTTGACCTGGTAGGAAGAATCCACAATGCTAAGTGGCTATATTCAGCAAAGCCTGGCACACGCAGAAGAACTCGCCACAGCGCTTTCCGAAACCGAGATAGACGCGATTCGGGAATGGTTCGCAAAACACGGCGTATCTCTCTGGCGGCGGCACTTTCACGTCGATAATTCCAATATGATTCGCGCCTATGTCCAGGCAACCCCTTCGCAGCGCAAGCGCTCAAAGGCGCTGAACAAATATCATCCGCTGATCGTGCTGGGTGCGTATCAACACTGTGTAAAAGCAGCGGCGATGCTGGGGGCAGCAAACCACTTGCAGCGCGGACCGAGCTATCGGGCGATGACTGCCGAGGCCGGGGCGCTGTTTGATTCGATGCAAGAGTTCCCCCCTGATGATGATTTCCCATGGGATTGGCCGTGGGAATGGGGAGACCCGAATCCGTTTGACCCGAATGAAGACGATTAAGCGCACTCACGTTTCTTTCTCCTGTTCGCATCAATCTGCAACGCCGCAACCAATTTATGCAGCTGCCCGCTGCGTAAAAATTCCAGCCGCTCCACATTGAACATATGCTTTGCCATTGCATGCGCGTAATCCCACGGGCGCGCCGCATCGGCCAATAACGCCTCCACCTTGCGCAGCAGCCGGGTCTTGTCCGCCTCCGGCTCGCGCCGGGTATCTTTGGGCCGGTGGTGAATCACCGAGGTCCGGGGCGCGTGCACAAACCCCCGCGCCCTCAACGCATCCAGCACCTTCCCGCGCTCGGCAATATTCATCTTCGCGCACGATGATTTTCCCGTCACGCTCACCAATAACGCCCGATACGTCTCTTCATCCAGCCCCAACTGCTTGACCGCCACCTTGATCGTGCGGATTTGCGCGCTGCGGTG